GGGTCTAAGACCTGCTATTATAGCAGAGTTTGAAAGATACAGTGAAGGTGTTAAAACAAGTGTTGGTCAAGTTAAACAAATTGCTGAAGATACAATTGGTGATGGTGTAAAAACTGTTGAAGATGATATAGCAATGTCCGCATTGAGTGAATCCACTGCACTGGGTGTGCAGAGTGAAGTAAGAAACGGTGCAGAGGGTGTCATAACAGCCCTTACACTAGCAGGAGCGGCAGGTTTAGGCACAGATGCACTAGTTAAAACAGCAAGAGCAAGAGTTTCTGGTGTTTTTATGGAGAGCGACGATGCTCTAGTAAAAAGAACACAAAGAAAGCTGGATCAATTACTTAAGAGTGGCACTGCTACTCGAGATGAAGTAGCACAAGCAACTAGAGTAATTCGAGACAGACTAAATGATGTCAATGTCACTAACAGTGTCAGAGATCTAGCAAGTAAAAAGGTTAATGATACTGTCATGCAGTTTGATGGTGCCTTTACAAAAGGCAGAGCCAAAAGACAGGGTATCAAGAGATACAGATATGAAGGTGGCATTATACGAACTTCAAGAGATTGGTGCAATCAACATCAAGGACAAACATATACAGAAGATGAAATCTTCGATATATGGAACGATGATTGGGCAGGAAAAGAACCTGGCGATCCCTTTGTTGTAAGAGGTGGCTATAATTGTAGACATTTCTGGGTGCCCATTGAAGATGAATAAATACAAATGTAAAAGGATACTGATATGACAGACAAAATCATAGATAACACTGAATCAACAGAGACTGGTGCTGTTGAACAGGAGACTAAACAAAGCCAGGAACAGAGCAAAATGTTCAGTCAACAGCAGTTGGATGAAATCGTTGCAAAGCGTGTGGCACAGACCAAAGCCAAATACTCTTATGATCCTGAGGAAGTCACAAAATTAAAGGCTTTCAAAGAATCAGTAGAAGAGGAGCAACTAATCAAGCGTCAAGACTTTGATAAAGTTGTAGCTAAACACAAAGAGAAATCTTCAGCAGAGATTGCTAAACTCAGAGATGAGTTGACAACAATTAAAGTTGATGGTGCTCTTATTAGCTCAGCAAGTAAATTCAAAGCAGTGGCACCAGACCATGTTGCAAAATTGTTAAGAAGTTCAGTTAAATTGGACGACAGTGGTTCAGCTATTGTTATCGATAAGGAAGGCCAACCTAGATATACAGACTCTGCAGAGCCCATGTCCATTGATCAATTAACTGAAGAGTTCCTAGCAAGTAATCAATACTTCAGGTCAGCAGGACCTGCAGGTACAGGTAGTGAGTCAAATGCGGCACCAAGAAGTTCGACAGAAGTTGAACTTTCGCAATTAGACATGACAAATCCTGAACATCGTCAGATTTATAAGAAGATGATGAAGTCAGGTAAACTATAAAGGATAATATATCATGGCAAACGAAAACTATATGTCAACATTAAACTCAGACGGTTTGGTTGTTCCGGTTCGTTCCGCGGCAGTATACCACGCCCATGAGAATTCACTGTTCCTAGGCGGCGAACTTATTCCTGTGGTAAACGCACCACAAGGTATCCTAAGAGTTCCAGAATTAGGCGCAGTAGACGCAGACACAGTATCATCAGCAACAAATGCTGACTTAGAATCTGAGTTACCAGCAGTAACAAAGAATGACATTGTATGTGAATTAATCGCATCAAGAACTGTTATTCGTGACCTAGGAAACATCGACGCAAACGAAGTTGGTAGAGTTCTAGGTATTGCAGTAGCAAAAGCATTTGACCAGTCAGTATACACAGCACTGAACTCAGCAACATCATCAACAGCTGACTCTGTTCCACTATCAGTAGCAGACATCTTTGATTCAGTTGCACAGATTCGTGCAAACGGTGAAATGGGTCCATTATACGGTGTATTAACACCAGCAGAAGCAACTAACATCCTAAAAGAAATCGGAACAGCGGCATTCGCTGGAACTGATACTTTCCAAGCAACAGCTCTAAGACAGGGTTCAATTGGAAACCTAGCAGGTGTTCAGTTCTTCATGAGTTCATACATTACTACTTCAAACACAGCAGGTTATATCTTTGGTGCAGACTCAATGAGAATTGCTATGCAACAAAATATTACTACTGAAGTTGCTCGTAGAGCGGCGGCTGTTGGTAACGATGTTGTAACTTCACTTCACGCAAAAGCGGCTCTTATTGACGCTAACCGTGCAGTTAAACTAATCAATGTATAATAATTGATTATTCAATTATATTGATTACAGTGAGCGGGAGGCAACTCCCGCCCACATAAACTGGAGATAATAATATGGCATTTGCTACAAACAAAGACTTATATGAATATGCATCAGAGGTATTTGATCAAGGCGTGGAAGACTGGTCACCTGAATTAGCGAAAGCTGAAACAGATGTTTCAAATTTTGTGCAGATCAAATGGTATAATAATCATCACAATAGAAAAGATTACTCTAAAGCTAAACTAACTGAGTCACAATGGACAAGATCAACTGTTTACAGAGCTCTTGCTCAGCATATCCTACCCAAATTATCTACATTTAGACCTGAATCAGATCCTTTTCGAGAACAAATTATATTCTACAAGGAAAGATTTGATGAAGAACTAGATATGCAATTTGGTCTGGGTATACAGTATGACGAAGATGGTGATGGTGTTGTTCAGGATGCAGAAGTTCACGAATACAAACAGGATAGGCTATACAGATGAGTTTTACAAACACTAGAGAAGATATTGTATCAGAGATATTTTCAAAACTACGGGCTATGAACTCACCTAGATTAGGTAAGATTGTTCGCGACCCTATCGTTGCAGAAGAACTACCTAAAACAGCCTTTCCTGCAGTTTATATTGAAACTACAGATGAAGACATTGAAGACATAACAATTAATACTAAACAACTAAGACATGGTATGATGGATGTTGATATTGTTGCAATCATTGGTGGAAACAATAGAGACAAGCAAAGAAATATTATAGTTGAAGGAATTGAGAATGCATTGTTAGCAGACAGAACAGTCAATAATAAGGCGACTCATATTGCTCTCACACGAGTTGAGAGCGTTGAAGTGGGGCAATCCGCTCCATATGCAAGTGTAAGAATGGTGTTTACTGTAAAACGCCATTATACAATAACATAAGAGAGGTATAATTATGGCAATTTATCACGGATCAGCAGGTAGTCTGAAATTTAACAGCACCACTGTTGCACAAGTTCAAGAGTGGAGTGTTACACATAACGCAGAAGTGGTTGAAACTACATCATTAGCAGATCAAGCAAGAACATTTTCAAAAGGTCTAGAATCTTTTGAAGGTTCAGCAGAACTATTAGTGGTGTCAGATGGCACAACAGGTTTCACAAATTTTAATGAACAATTAAAAACTGGAACTGCTTTAGAAGCAATTTTCTTCGTTGATGACACTGGTGGAGCTGATGTTAGCTTAACCGGCAATGTGATTGTTTCAAGTGTTGAAACTACAACAACATTTGACGACATCGCTAGAATGTCTGTTACATTTACAGGCACTGGTCGTTTAACAGTTGATGTAAACGATAGTAACTAATTATGAGCATGGCACGCAAGGCAATAACTGGTCTCACAAGAGAAATCAATAATGACTTGCGTGTCTTTGCCCAGGACTTTTTACACAATTTAAAAACTACGACACCCATTAGAACAGGCTTTGCTAGAAGCAAATGGGTATCAACTTATTCTGGCAAAGGTATAGGCTCAGGAGGAAAAATCCCTATTGCTAAAAATGATGCTAGTTATATAGGCGTCCTGGACGGCAAATCACCTCGAGGCTTCTGGAGCAATCAAGCACCACAAGGAGTGGTTGAACCTGCACTAAAGAAAACAAAACTTAAAACAAGGAAAAGATAATGACAACAAAAACAACGACTAGTGTTTTAGATAACGCAAAAGAACATTTTAAAGAATCATTAGCAAATGGTTTAGAAAAGATCAAAGTTCCAGAATGGAACACAACTGTTTATTTCAAACCCAGTGTAAATTTTGCTACTCAACAAAGAGTAATTAAACTACACCAGGAGGGTAAACTTGCAGAAGCACTTGTTGAAACTCTTATTGCAAGAGCATTAGACAAGGATGGTAAGCGAATGTTTGGTATAAATGATGCAACAGAACTTATGCATCAAGTAGATCCAGATGTTATTGTAAGAGTATGCACATACATCAATACATTTGACAAGTCTGGAGAAAAAAGCCTGGGAAACTAGGAACTGACCACGATTTACTATTTTTATATAAAGTAGCTGAAACCGTAGGTCAGACAGTTGAATGGGTAATGAATAATATGTCGGTCTTGGAACTTCAGGGCTGGGCTAAATACTACAAATACCAAGCCCAACAGGCAAAAAGGAAAAGGTAATGGCTGATTATACTATCAATATTAACGCAAAAGACAATACTAAGGCGCAGTTTAGTAATATTAATACAGGACTAGCTGGCATGACTGCAGGTGCAGGCAAGTTTAAAGCGGCTTTAGGTGCGGCAGGTGCGGCACTGGCGGCTTTCGGTATTGGTGCAAAGATCAAAGGTGCTATTGATGACTTCGATAACCTAGCTAAATCTGCTAGAATGGCAGGTGCGACAGCTAGTAACGAAGCCTTCAAAGGTTTTCAAGTTCTACAAACAGCTATGAGCGAAGCTGGTATTGATGCGGCTACATTTGAAAGAGCCATGCTTCAGACTACTTCAAGATTAAAAGCAGGAACTGAAGGACAAAAAAGTTTTGCGGCAGTAACTGATAAACTGGGTGACAGTATATTGGATATGAATGGTAATCTAAAGTCAGGTCCAGAACTATTAAAAGAAATGATGAATGCCCTTAATGCGGGTAAAATTACAACAGAAGAATTTGCTAAAGTAGTTGGTGGTAGAGCTGGACCACTTATTCAACAACAATTTGCAAGTTTAAATACATCAGCAGAAGCATTAGAAGCAACACTGGCAGATGTAGAAGGATCAGCTAATATCGTTCCATTAGGTGCGGCTGAAAATGCAGAAGTATTCAATGATACCTTAGGCAGATTAGGTATGGCTCTAGAAAAATTATTAACTGATGCCATAACACCTCTCTTACCACACCTAACAAAATTTGCACAAGAGCTATTGGCAAATATGCCTGCAATCGTTGATAAAGTATCAGCGGCATTTGGTGCACTTGAACCTGTATTTGGTCTAATAGGCACAGTTCTCACACAGGTTGTATTTCCTGTATTACAAAAAGTATTCGAAGTATTAGGGTTTATAGCAGAAGCTATTAGTCCACTAGTAGATAGTGCAATACCTGCACTAAAAGCTGGATTTGAAGGGTTACAGGGCATCGTTGATGCCATAGTAGGTGCATTTACAAAGGTTGTGGATACACTGGGTGCTATAGGTGATAAAGCAAAAGAACTAAAAGACGGAACTGTTGGTGTATTCACTGACATGAAGGACGGTGTCGTAAATAAAGCTGGCGAATTGAAAGATGGTGTTGTTGATGGTTTTAACAGCATGTATGATAAAGTTTTTGGTGGTTCAATTGTTCCTGATATGGTTGATGGTGTCCTAAGTGAATTCGATAGAATGAACCAGGGTGTTAAGACAACAACTATTGAAATGACAGCCACAGTAACAACTGAAATGGGCAAAATGGGCGATTCAATACAGAACGATTTTGCAAACACACTGGAATCTGCACTATCAGATGGTAAATTAAGCCTATCAGACTTTGAAGGCTTCTTTAAGAAAACTATTACAAATTTAATTACAGAAAGTATTCGTGGCGGTAACGGTATTGGCGGTGCATTCAGCGGTCTATTCGGCGGCGGTGGCGGTAGCGGTGGCGGTATCGGTAGTATGATTGGTAGTATTGCTAGTAGTTTCTTTGGTGGCTTCTTCGCAGACGGTGGTAACTTGGGTGCTAGAAAATTTGGTATTGTAGGAGAAAACGGACCTGAAATAATTACTGGTCCAGCACAAATAACACCCATGTCAGATATGGCAACAGGAGGTTCTGTAAGCATAAACATAAATGCTATTGATACACAAACAGGAACACAATTCCTTCTGGATAACAAAGGACAGATACAGGACATTATTCAGAAAGCATTCAATAGACATGGGAAGGTAGGTATCGTATAATGAAAGACATTTTTAAATATCCAAATGAGTCAAGCACACAATTTATTGATCCAAATTTTATTGGCGATGACACTGAAGGGTTTCAGAAAAGAATAAAAGATCTAATAGACGGAACATATAAAACACATTTAAATTCAACTGCTAAAGGTAGTGTAGCAAACACTATGAACTTTATTGGTAGGTTTCACAATGCAACAGAACTTAAAGAAGATTCAGGTAACCACACAATATATAAGTTCTGGGAGCAACCTCTTATTGAATTTTTAATGCAGTCAAAATCTGGAATAAAGGATATTACAGTTGATCTAGAAACAATAACATCTACATCTGGATCAGATTCTGGTAATGATTCAATTATTCCTAAATTAAGAGTAGAATTTAAAAAACCACACGGTCTTACTACAGGTGATGAACTAAAAATTTTAACTGGTAATACTACATCAGAATGGACGAATTACGACGGCGGAACAGGTGATAAAATATTTGCACAAGTTATAAACAGCACAGAAATACATTTGTCAAATGTAGCCGCACCTAGCACAACAAATGGTTTAACTAGAATGAGTGAGTTTACACTTGGTAGAATGGATAATACAAAATATGATATTAGAACCTTTGGCACAGGTGATAGAATAATAAGAAGAGATACCAGTGCAGGTGCTGGAACAGTATTAAGAACTGAATTAACTGCGGGTGGTGTAGGACTAGTGGAAGGTGACACAATTAAATTAAAACAAACCTTTCATAATACAGCACAGACAGGAACAGTAAATTCAATAACCCCAACCTTTCATTTAAAAGCTGTCCCTGGAACAACTTTTAGTTTTTTATTGTTTACAGATTCAAGTTTTTCAACACCAGCAACTCTCAATGAACAATTAATTAAAACAGCAACTAGAAAATATACATCAGCAGGAACTATTACACTACATGGTGGCACTGGTGCAGGAGACTTTCCATGTAGCTATTCTGATTGGGGTATAAGTGACTCAGAAAAAGCAAATCTTCGGGCTCAAATTCAGCCGGGTGAGGGTTTTGGAAGTGGTTTTTGTAGAATTAAAGCAACTGTAAACAGTGGAACATTTACAGGTAACAGTTCATCTCCTCCGTCGCCAAGGACAGTAACTAAAGCTATTCCAACAAGCATTGATTACACAGATGATTTTGCATGGAGAGCATTTAGTAATTCTTTTGAAATTGCCAGCATAAGAGGACTCTCCAGTCATAATATTCAGGACTTTGTTTTAGCAGATGCTGGTTCAGGTGTTGATGTAGATATAGAAATACAATTTATTAATCCAGCAAGGCCACGGGAAGGCAACCTGTTCCTGCAACTAACAGGAAGGCAAGGAACAGCTGGTATGCATAGAACACTTTCAAATAATACAACAGATGCAGATATGGGAATAATACAGGTAGGAGAAACTACTAGTTTTGAAGTTGCCAGTGCAAACATTTTGAACCCAGGTAATAAAACTTTTTTTAAACAAACAGGTGCATCTACTTTTACAGCAGGTGCAAGATACGCAGGTCATTATTATAAAGCTGGTGATACATCAAGCACAAGCGGAAATACATCTAGTGAAAGTATGCCAGATGATTCAACTATAACTGTAAATTCATCAGGTTTTATAACAGGATTTTCATTTACAGATAGTGTATTCAGAGGCACATTCGCTAATAACGAAGCACACTACTTTCCTATAATTGCGGCGGCAGATACTTATAGTGCACCAGCTGTTAGCACAGCGGCACAGGAAGATGTATTTGATTTAGATACTGAATGGGATACAAATGCATTTTCAACATTAAAAACATGGCCTGATACTGTACTACCTAGTTCAATACAAATGAAATACAATCAACCTAATCAGACAACACTATCACAAAATGGTGTAAAATATGTTAGAAACTTGGGCTTTACAAAATGGCAAATGGAAGTTACATATCCTCCAATGACAGAATCTCAGTTTAGGTTATATCATTCAGCGGCACAGAAAGCCAAAGGACAATTTGTTCCATTCCAGTTTGATATTATAAAATCAAACAATACTTTTTTCCTAGACTATCATGATGCAAACACAACAACAAATGTTCGTTTAAAAGATGATTCAACAGCTAGTAACAATGTTGTATTACTGGAAGGTTTTGCAAACAATGAAACTATTAATGAAGGTGAAATAATGATTATGGGATCCAACATAAATGGTAATATTCATACAATCACAAACAGTGGTTTATCAAACATATATGGTGAATTTAAAGCTAGACTAGCATATCCTATAGGAACTGCAATGACAGCAAGTCAAACAGCATTCTTAAAACCTGAACATTTTGTAGTAACACTGGGTGAAGATGGTTTTGAATACGCAAAAGATACAAATGGTTTTTATTATGTAAAATTAAAACTTGATCTAGACCAATACAAATAGGAGTAAAATATGGCAAACAGAAGTATGACAGGAAGCCTACTTGCAGAGGCACAGAAAAAAGCTGTAACATTTTTTGATCTAGTAAAAATTAAAGTTCCTCATGACAGTGAAAGAGGATTTCATATAACAAATGCACCTTTCGATATTGTCTTTACACATGATAGTCAAGCAGAAACATATGGTGCATTTGGACAACTTCTATCATTGGATGCATTTGAAGAGAATGCAAGTTTTGAAATACCCAATATAAAAATTACTATAAGTGGTATTTCTGCACATGACAATAATGATCAAAACTTTGCAACAAAGGTATTGGGTCTAGATTATATTGATAGACCTGTTACTATTTTTAGACAGTTTTATGATACAGAACATAACCTAGTAGGAACAGTAGAAATATTTGAAGGTCGTATAGGTGATGTAAGTATTGTTGCAGACAGTGAACAATGTTTAGTTACCCTAACTATTGCAAGTAATTGGCAGGATTTTGACAGAGAAAATGGCAGATTTACAAATGAAAATAGTCAAAAGAAATTATTTTCAGGCGATGAAGGAATGCAGTTTGCAAGAGAAGTGCAAAAGGAAATTGAATGGAAACCTTAAAATCAGTTATTGCAAAAGATCATATTAGATTATCAGCAAAAAGAAAATATTGCTGGGGTATACATGATTGTGCAACATTTATTACAAGATATCATGACGCTGTTTACAACACAAATACAACTTGTTTAGTTGAAAATAAATATTCAGACAGAAGAACAGCATTGAAATATCTTAAAACAACAGATAGATTTTTACCAGATTGGTTACAAAGAAATAATTACACACAAGTTGAAGAAGCTGAATCAGGCGACATACTTATACAACCAATTGGTTCTGAAAACAATCATTATGTCCATTGTTATATCTTTCTAAATGGACTTGCTTATAATTTAAATCAAACAGGCATAACAGCAATAGTTCCTAAATTTACACACACAGTCTGGAGACATGCATGAAGTTTTTAACTTATATAATACCATTATTGTTTATAGTCAGTCCTGCTATGGCAATGCCTTTGGCAGCGTTAGTAACAGTTGGTGCCGCCGCATTCAAATCAGCCGTGGTTAATTTTATTATAAGTGCTGTGGTTGGAGCGGCAGTTAGTTCTATATTTGGTGGTGGTAAAAAACGACAAGCCACTCAGGCG